CTAGATAAGAGGAATCGATTTTCCCTTAATTTTCTGGCGTCCACTGCATGTTATGCCGCGTTCGCCAGGCTTGCTGTACCATGTGCGCTGATTCTTGCGCTCAATACGTTGCAGGTTGCTTTCAATCTGTTCGTGGTATTCAGCCAGCACTGTAAGGTCTATCGGATTCAGTGCGCTTTCTACTCGTGATTTCGGTTTGCGATTCAGCGAGAGAATAGGGCGGTTAACTGGTTTTGCGCTTACCCCAACCAACAGGGGATTTGCTGCTTTCCATTGAGCCTGTTTCTCTGCGCGACGTTCGCGGCGGCGTGTTTGTGCATCCATCTGGATTCTCCTGTCAGTTAGCTTTGAGTAACGCGCCGTGATGCTTATCCCCACGGTTGCTGTCTTGCAGCTGCATTTCGCGCTACTCAAAGCTTTCTGCTTTGAATGCTGCCCTTCTTCAGGGCTAAATTTTTAAGAGCCTCACCTTCAATGGTGGTTAGTGCGTCCTGCTGACGAGCTAAGTATCACCGCTAGTGGTATTTGTGTCAACACCGCTAGAGATATTTTATCACCGCAAATGGTTATCTGTATGTTTTTTATATGGATTTATTTTTTCGAGTGAGTGTATTGCCTCGGCGATGTAAGGAGAGATCAGAATTGCGTTGTTTAGTGAGTTGTATCTATTTATTTTCCAATAAATACAATTGGTTATGTGTTTTTAGGTGGGGCGATCGTGAGGCAAAGAAAACCCGGCGCTGAGGCCGGGTTGTATTATGCTGCAAGTCTCTTAATCCAAGTCTCTCTTTTGGAGAATGGTAGAACTTGGCTTGATTCATGGAAGAGTAAGGAGAGTTGTTGCATTTGATCACCAATTGCTTCGCTGTCTATAACAACAAATCTGTTGTTATACTCCTCACTTGAAGCTTTAAGATCAATTAGTTTCCCAAGCAATGAGTAAGCACTATTCCAGCTTCCTCCGTGTTTCACGCTTGATGTAAAAACGTATTTAGGTATGTCGGTTTTTATTGTTACAGGGACGGTAATTTGATGTCCACTCAAGCCATATACGTTTTCACGAAGAGAAAGTGCCTCTCTAAGCTCTGTGTGATATAGATAATCAATAACCATACTTTCAAACTTTTCAGCTTGAACTGGCTGATACCAGTCTAACGACAAAGTTGATGCGAGTATACCAGCTCTAATTATGTTCGATGTAATCGCACCGACATCCTTTTCTGTTGCCCAAGCAATGATTTCTCCTCGAGCATTGAGTTCTGCGCCTTCTTTAAGCAGTAATTGTCGTATCTCATCAAGTCGTTTTTTGGTAAGCGAGATCCCTCTTGCCTCCATATTCATTAAGGCATCGCATCTGTCACTAACTAAATACCTACCATTGACTTCACGGATAAAGGCACCGACATGCTCTCCATCATCACAGTAAGTGAATGGACTGATAATTCTCAAGGTCTTGCCTATTGGATGGCATTCGAAACCTAGTTGTGAGATCACTGTTGAGCACATCATATTCCAAACCCCATTTGCCCCGACTCATCTTCAAGCGGTAAAGGTATTCTCCCAGAGTAAGTTATGTTCAGATGTTTACAGAAGTAATTCCAATACCCTACCAGGTCATCTGGGTTTATGTCATCTTCGATTGGAAACGCTATTCTATCACTATAGTATCCAGCTTCTTCATAGTATACATGGTAATGAGCACCGTAAATGATATCTTGGTACTTCGGATGATCGACCTTGTAACTATTCGTGTGTTTGTCAAAGTGATAGGTATCTACCGCGAAAACCCTCTTGTTATGATAGAAAGCAATAATATTTATTTTAGGGTAAGAAATCGGGTCATCAGGTTCTGAATCCTGATCTGGTTTCCATTTCAGTTCAAACTTTAGCCCTTGTATAGGTATACAATCCTCATCCAAGGGGATGATATGAGCTTGTAGCCACATATCAGAGCGACTTGGTTTCTGTTTCCATTTAACGCCAGAAAAGTTAACTATTTTTTTACAATAAAGTACTTTATCAACTTCTACTTGGCTTGGCTGATAATCATCTATTTTTGCCAATGTTTACCGCCCTGTAAATTGTAGATAAAAGTGGTTTCATCACCCAAACGTCTCTTCAGGCCATTGGCTGGCGATAACTTTCCCCACAACGGAACAACTCTCATTGCATGGGATCATTGGGTATTGTGGGTTTAGTGGCTGTAGAAACACCTGACCGCTATCCCTGATCAGTTTCTTGAAGGTAAACTCGTCACCACCAAGTCTGGCTATGCAGAAATCACCAGGCTCAACAGTCTGCTCAGGGTCAACAAGAATTAACATCCCGTCAGGAAAGCTTGGCTTGTAGCCTGTTGGTGCGGTCATGGAATTACCTTCAACCTCAAGCCAGAATGCAGAGCCACTGGCTTTTTTAGTTGTGCTTACCCATTTCTCCGCATCACTTTTGGTAAAGGTTCTAAGCTCAGGCGAGAACATCCCGGCCTGAACATGAGAAAAAACAGGGTACTCATACTCACTTCTAAGTGACGGCTGCATACTAACCGCTTCATACATCTCGTAGATTTCTCTGGCGATTGAAGGGCTAAATTCTTCAACGCTAACGTTGAGAATTTTTGCAAGCAATGCGGCGTTATAAGCATTTAATGCATTGATACCATTAAATAAAGCACCAACGCCTGACTGCCCCATCCCCATCTTGTCTGCGACAGATTCCTGAGATAAGCCAAGTTCATTTTTCTTTTTTTCATAAATAGCTTTAAGGCGACGTGCGTCCTCAAGCTGCTCTTGTGTTAACGGTTTCTTTTTTGCGCTCATACATTAAATCTATCACCGCAAGGGATAAATATCTAACACCGTGCGTGTTGACTGTTTTACCTCTAGCGGTGATAATAATTGCATGTACTAAGGAGGTTCTATGGAACAACGCATAACCCTGAAAGATTATGCAATGCGCTTTGGGCAAACCAAGACGGCTAAAGATCTCGGCGTATATCAAAGCGCGATTAACAAGGCCATTCATGCAGGCCGAAAGATTTTTTTAACTATAAACGCAGATGGAAGCGTTTATGCGGAAGAGGTAAAGCCCTTCCCGAGTAACAAAAAAACAACAGCATAAATAACACCGCTCTTACACATCACAGCCCTGAAAAAGGGCATCCAATTAAACCACACCTATGGTGTATGCATTTATTTGCATACATTCAATCAATTGTTATCTAAGGAAATACTTACATATGGTTCGTGCAAACAAACGCAACGAGGCACTACGAATCGAGAGTGCGTTGCTTAACAAAATCGCAATGCTTGGAACTGAGAAGACAGCGGAAGCTGTGGGAGTTGATAAGTCGCAGATCAGCAGGTGGAAGAGAGACTGGATTCCCAAGTTCTCAATGCTGCTTGCTGTTCTTGAATGGGGGGTCGTTGACGACGACATGGCTCGATTGGCGCGACAAGTTGCTGCGATTCTCANCNTANCATTAAAGCCTGCAGTCCACAGCACGAATGAAGATAAGTTGTGCGGAAAAGTGCTTAAGAAAACAGCGTTCGCACCGTTTTTTATAGCTCTTATAAAATTCAAAAAAAAACGACTGGTTCACCTGGCCGGAGAGAGTGCCAGATTTGCCAGTCGAATTTTATACGACAGTATAAATGTCGTTATGCCAGTACAGCTGAAGGCGCTTTGA